TAAAAAAATGCAAAAAAATAAAAATTAAAAAAATAAATTATCAAAAACATATTGATTATTATTGGGATTCAAAAGCAATTAAAATAAGACCCATCTTAGAATATGGTTTGAAGAAATTATGCTCCACACATTAAACAGTCTTCTTCTTCATCTACTTGATTTTTTTTATCTGGTTCAATAGTAAACTGTTGTGGTGCAGCTTTTGCTTTTGTTCTTAAATAATATTCACCTGTTTTTATTCCCTTTGACCATCCAAAGAAGTGCATCTTAGTTAGTTTATTATAACTGGGATTTTCCATCCACAAGTTCAAACTTTGAGATTGACATATATATGCTCCTCTATCAGCAGACATTTCGATAACATGTTTCATTGGAATTTCCCAAACAATTTTAAATCTATCTCTCAATACCTTTGGAATATTTTTCATATGTTGAATGGATCCTCTATTTTTAATAATACTATTCTTAGTTTCATCGTTCCAAAGTTCTAAAATAAGAAGTTCATTTAACAAATATTTATTAATAATAACAAATTCACCAGCCAAGGTTCTTCTCACATAAATATTGCTAGTAAAAGGTTCAAAACATTCATTATTCCCCAGAATTTGAGATGTAGATGCTGTCGGCATAGGAGCCAATAAAAGTGAATTACGAATACCATATGTTTTAATATTTTCCTTTAAAGTACTCCAATCATATCTGTCACTGGGTGTAACATCCCACATATCAAATTGTAAAATACCTACGTGAGCGGGTGATCCAATAAAAGAACTATAAGAACCCAAATGTGTGTCTCTGTTAATTTCGTCAGGAATAGGTTTATATATTTCCAATAATCTTTTAATTTTTGAATATTCATTAGTCATATCATCTTGATAATTAATTTTATAAGATGTACAATAGTCATCACTATTTTCAAAAGACCATTCCTTTTTATTATAACTATTTCTAATCGTATTCATAGATTCTATTCTACTTTTGGAAATTTCACAACTTTTTTCCAAGGCTGCATGATATATAGTTTCAAATATTTTTACATTAATTTCTTTGGCTTTATCAGAATGAAATGGTAAATTCATCAATGCAAATGCATCGGCTAATCCTTGAATTCCAATACCAACCGGACGATGTTTAAAGTTAGAACGTTGTGTTTTTTCAGTTGGATAAAAATTAATATCTATAACCTTATTTAAATTATTTGTAACAATTTTTGTGACTTCGTGGAGTTTTTCATAATCAAATTCCGGTCTTAATAAATCTTCCAATGTAGAGTAGTCACCAATATAATTACCGTCTAATTCAATTTGAGGTACTGTTTTAATTTCGGTTTCTTCCGAATCAAATATTTGTTTTTTATATTTTTCAAATTCTTCTTTATGATTTTCTACATCCAATTCTTGATAATTTATATTATTATCATCTAACAATCGTTTCGCCATTTTACAATAACCACAATCATTTTTTGTCCATACTTTTGCAGATTGATATGAATGTTGTAAAGGATTTATAAAATTTGATAATCCAATGCTAGCCAAGTTACATACGGCTGTATCTTTGTCATCACTATATTCCATTATTTCACAACAAAGATTGCTAGACTTAATGGTACCTAGATTTTTCTGATTAGATTTTTTATTAGCAGCATCTTTGTATAACATATAGGGAGTTCCGGTTTCGATCTGTGAATCTAAAATCTTCAACCATATATCTCTAGCTTTAACGGTTTTATTACCTTTACCTTCACTTTCATATTTTTCATACAACGTTTCAAATTCATCACCATAAACATCGGATAATCCTGGACATTTATCTGGACACATTAAAGTCCATTCGGAATTAGATTTAACTCTTTTCATAAATAAATCTGGAATCCATAATGCATAAAACAAATCACGCGCTCTTTGCTCTTCATCACCATGATTTTTCTTCATATCTAAGAAGGATTCAATATCGCCATGCCAGGGTTCTAGATAAATAGCAAAGGAACCTTTGCGTTTTCCACCTCCTTGATCACAATATCGTGCGGTGTTATTAAATACTCGTAACATGGGAACAATACCATTCGAAGTTCCATTTGTACCACGAATATGAGATCCAGCTGCTCTAATATTATGAATATGCATACCAATACCACCGGCCCACTTGGAAATGGAAGCACAATCACTCAGTGTGTTATAAATACCACCTATAGAATCGGATTCCATTCCAATTAAATAACAAGAACTCATTTGTTGTCGATTTGTACCAGCATTAAATAGTGTTGGAGTAGCATGAGTAAAAAATTTCCGACTCATTAATTCATAACTCTCTTTTACACTTTTCAAATCACTTCCGTGAAGTGCTAATGCAACTCTCATAATCATATGCTGTGGTCTTTCAACAATTTTACTATTTACTTTCATAAGATAGGCTCGTTCTAATGTTTTAAATCCAAAATAATCAAATAAATAATCACGATTATAATCAATCATTTTTTCAATTTCTTCATGATAATTACACATAATCAACCATAAATCACTATTTACAATAGGACAATGTTTATCATTAACATCTCTAAAATTATACAAAAGAGACATACATTCTTTCAATGTATAAGGTGTGTTTTTCTGATGATTGGAAATCATAATCCTGCTAGCCAAAACACCATAATCTGGGTGGGTAGTTGATAAAGAAGCACATTGTTGTGCAGTTAGCTCATCAATTTCAGAGGTAGGAATTTGGTCATATAACCTGTCTATTACTTTTTGAACCAAAGATGTAAAATTTACAGCTAGTTCCCCCTTACCTAATTTTTTGAGACGTGAACCAATCTTATCAAAAGAAATGTTTTCCAATTTACCATCACGTTTTTTTACTCTATCTTCTGCCATTTAATATAGAAATAAGATATTATAATATTTCTAAATCATTATTAGAAATATTATATTTTGAGAATATAATAATGAGGGAATTAATAAAAGTGCACTATATAACCGTTGAACATATAGAAAGTTATGTAAAAGTAGCTTTAATATTAATATTTTGGGGATTATGTATTTATTTAGCAAAACATAGAGGTTTTTTTATTGAAACATTTATGGGTATCAATGATTACCGTGTAGATAAAATAGATAAATTAATAGATATAAAGGAACAAAAAAAAATATTAATAAATCGTTGTTATGATTCAGAAAGAAAATATGAAGGACCTGGTTTTGATTGTTTAAGAGTAGGTTATTATTGTAGTAAACCTTTGCAAATTTAATTTATCTTTTCTGACTAATTTCATCAATGGTACCAACAATGTCTGAAATAGTATATCCTCCTTTAGACGAAGAAGTAGATAGAAAAATAGAACAAGGGTACGCGGCAACTATGGCGTGGGAGCGTGGTTCACCAACCCTCGAAACAACTACAAGTGGTGGAAATTGTTTTATGGTGTTTGTACTTTTCTTCAGAACAATCCATTATATATTTCACAGTTTTGAAACGTTGTTATGTGGTAAATCTGATAATAAAACAGAATTAATAGTTTGTGTTGGTATTTTAATAATAATATTTTCACCGGGTGGTTTGGGTTTTTTTTCACGTTTTTTGGGTTTTCTATGTTCATAACCGGTAACTCTTTCTTTTAAAATGAGTTTCCAAAACTCTTCAGCCTTATCCAATATAGAATTAAACCATTTTTTATTCCTTGTTACCAAAACACACGAATATTTTTCCATATACCAATGTATATTTTGAATCCATGTTAAATTATCATTTTTATCCATTGTTTCATCATACCATTTGTCAAATTCTTCCTTTGAACAATCAATAGGGGCATATTCATAAATAGGTTCTTTCCCATCATAAAACTGTACAACAATACCCTTTTTCTTACCTGCTTTGGTTAAATTAAAAGTACCATCTTCGTTGAATTTATCTTCATCTTCATATTCTTTAAAGGTTGTTTCCAAAAAATCGCATTCATCCAAATTCCAAACTTCCATTTGTAGTTGCATTTGGACCCAATATTCTTTTTTTGGTGTACCAGTTATGATACGTGATTTGGGGTTTTTAACTTCGACAAGGCGACAATATCTATCGTTTGTCATGTCAATATTAATACCGTCTGGAGATGCACCTAAGAAATTATATTTAGAATGTGAAATACAACCATATTCTCCTACGGTTGTATTATATTTTTTTTCATAAATCAAAAGTGATAATGGTTCATATTTATGACCATAATGACATGCCGAATCTGTATTTACCCCGCTGAATTTTTTTGTATCTATTGGTAGACATTTTTTGAGTATAAGATTATTTTGAGACGCCTGTGTATCAAATGCTTTATAAAAATCACTAGCTGTTAGTCGGTTATATCTAAAATTAAACCATTCAGGAGTTCTTTGTTCTGGTTGAGGTTTATTTAAATGAGATTCCAATATCTCTTTGTTTTTTTCCTTATCGTTTTTTGTAGCAAATGTATTTACATATGATCTAGGATTATTATTTAAAACAAAATACAAATTTAACATTTCTTCAATAATTAATTCAATATCAATAATTGTATTTTCATGGATTTCAAGATTTAAATTATTATAGTATTCGTAAACACCATCGATAACTTTTAAATGAAAATTTTCATATTTATAAAGTTCAACATTATTATTAATAAAATCATCAATTAATACTAATATACATTCTTTTACGTCATCAAAATTTTCCTCTTCGACATTAATATTATTAATAATATTTTTTAGAAGCGGTAATGAATTCATTACTTATTAATATATATATAAGTAATGAAAATTTAAATCAATTTTATTAAAGTTTATCTTTTGTTTTATCTTTTTTTCTTTTTATTTTTTTTCTCTTATGTGTTTTTCTTGGTAATGGTAATCTTAACGAACTAATTTTTTTATCCCTTTTTAATGTGAATTTTTTCTTTTCCTTTTCAAAAATTAAATTGGGTATACATTTAATTGAACCGGTTTCAATATCATATTCAACATCTTTTATTTTTTGCAATTTTTTCCTATCTAAAGATTCTAATAAATATTTTTTTAACTTTTCTTCATCGTTTTTTTTTAAATTATGTTTTTTAATATATTTTGTAGAAAAAGCTAATAATTTTTTTAATTTACTAGCTTTATCTAATTTGCTCCATGATTTTTTATTACTACCTTCTTTTTCCTTTGATAAAAATCGATCTATATTTTCACTATTTACAGATAATTGATTGCTACTAATATTTGTTTTATTATTTTTTAAAAGCATTGTTTGATAATTAATATTTTTTAATTCCAAACATTCTTCACTCATATATAAAATTATGATAAATAAAGTTTATGTTGTTTATTTTTTATATTTATTTATATATGAAAAAAATTGTAATAAAAGGTAAACGCAATATAGATGGTTTCAAGGAAACAAAGGAAAGAAAACATAATTGGAATTATCCTAAAGAAGTATTAGATGGAAAAAAACAGGTTAATTTATTAAACCAAATATATCTAGATCAAGATTTTAAAGGAAAAATAGACATAAAAAGGGAAATAAATAAAAAAATTAATTCTTATAAACAACAGGATAAAAAGAGAAATATATTTGAAGAAGATAGATTAATAAAATATTTAGAATGTTTAGAATTGCTTGTTTTATCAAAATTAAAATGTTATTATTGTAGGTGCGATATGTTATTAATGTATTTAGACAAAAGAAAAGAAAATCAATGGACTTTGGATAGATTAGATAACAATGTTGGTCATAATAAAAATAATGTTGTTATTTGTTGTTTAAAATGTAATTTAAAAAAAAGAAGAATTGATGATGAAAAATTTAAATTTACCAAACAAATGAGAATAATCAAGGGATTTTAATTTTCTTAACTTATTATATCATGAATATAATACATATAAACTTTGTATTAATAGTAATTTTAATTTTGATAACAAATTCATATTTTAATGATAAAAAAAAAATAAGAGAAGGTGCTTGGTGGTCGAGAAAGACAAAGGGAGGGTGGTGGCAGGGCGTTTCAAAAATTTGTTACCCCAAGCACAAGAATTATTGTAACTCGAGTACCAATTGTGCAAATGCGAATTGTGGATTAAATGGGTATAGAATGTGGAGTGATATGTGGGATTACGGGGGTTGGGGGCGCAAAACGTTTGCATGTAAATGCAAAACAAATTTTTGTCACGCAGGGTACAAAATGAAATCAAGAGATACAAAATCAAACAGGTATTCTAGTACCGTATGCAACAAATGTCCATGGGGACAATGGTCTTCATATGGAAACAAGCGTAAGTCTTGTAGTACATGGCGTAGTTGTCCAAAAGGTAAAAAAAGGGCTAACGGCTCATACACCAAAAACGCAACTTGCAGCAATTGTCCCGCTAGACAATACCAACCACACAACAATCACAAAGGAGGTTGTTGGTGGTTTCCATCTTCTAAGAAAGGGTACTACAGGAGTGGACAATCAAAAAAAAACGGGGGTACACAGACAATTTGTCCTGCAGGTTGGAAGTGTGTTGGTGCTAAACACGGTCAACCTACAAAAGTTCAAATGTGTTCTAAAGGAGAATACCAAAATAGAAAAGGGAAAACCTTTTGTTGGAACTGTCCCACAGGAAAGTATCAACCAGCGAAGGGGAAATCAAGTTGTGCAAACTGGCCAAAAACTGATGCGGGGGACTACAGGAAGGATGCCTCAAGAACTAAATCTGGTACTAACACGGAGTGCCCAGTAGGTCATAAGTGTCCTGGTGGAAAGGCGGGTAAAGCGGCTCCAAAGATTGCATGTCCTGCAGGTACGTACCAAAGCTCCAAAGGAAAATCCTCTTGTTCAAACTGTCCCACAGGAAAGTATCAACCAAAGAAGGGGAAATCAAGTTGTGCAATCTGGCCAAAAACTAATGGCGGGTACTACAGGATTGGACAATCAAGAACTAAATCTGGTACTAACACGAAGTGCCCAGTAGGTCATAAGTGTCCTGGTGGAAAGGCGGGTAAAGCGGCTCCAAAGATTGCATGTCCTGCAGGAGAAAACCAAAGCTCCAAAGGAAAAACCTATTGTAGCCAATGTCCTACAGGTACTTACAGTGGTGCAGGTTCATCAAATTGTGCAAACTGGCCAAAAACTAATGGCGGGTACTACAGGATTGGACAATCAAAAACCAAACCTGGTAGAAAAACAAAGTGCCCAGTAGGTCATAGGTGTCCATATAAAGGGAGCCGCCAAGCGGCTCCAAAGATTGCATGTCCTGCAGGTACGTACCAAAGATCCAAAGGAAAATCCTCTTGTTCAAACTGCCTTGCAGGTACGTACCAAAATGCCAGGGGTAAAGATAAATGTGAACCATGCCCAACGGGAAAATGGTCAAGACGAAAGAAAAAACAATGTACGGACTGGAAGTCTTGTAATATGGGTCAAAGAAAAAATAGTGGAACAAGAACAAGAGACGCAATCTGTATTGATTGTCCGAAAGGATTTTACCAACCAAAAAAGTCAAATAAGGGGTTCCATTCAATGACATGTTTACCTATTCAGAGTGGTAATGTTGGTAAAAGAGGAGTAAAGTATAACATTAATAAAAATGGTGTCTATGATAAAGCTTCAACCGGGGAAGTTCCTTGTCCACTTGGATATTCTTGTAATAATAATAAAATGAAAAAATGCCCGTCTGGATTCTATCAAGATGAAAAAGGGAAGACAACATGTAAAACAATACAACCTGGTAAGTATGGAAAGGGGGTAGTGGCTGATTTTTTTTCGAATAACAAAATTGAACCTTTCAAATCTATTGTTGATTGTGAAGGAGGTTATTATTGTAAAGGAGGATCGATAGGAAAACAAGTATGTCCAATAGGTAAATATTGTCCAAAAGGTTCTAATGATGCAAAGGATTGTCCGACGGGTTCATACACCAATGTTGAAGGTTCCTCTGAATGTTCATCAGCTCTCGATAAATATTCGGTTATATATAATAGTAATTCACTAAAATGTCCAAGTGGTTTTATTCCAAACAAACTAAAAAATGATTGTGTAATAGAAGCAGATTGGACTAATGATCCTGCAAACAAAACATATCCATTAAAAGAAGTTGTATGTAAAAAAGGATTTGAAAATTCTGATAAAGTTAAAATTACCGAATATAAACATAATGATGATATTGAGGTGTCTTGCAATCCAGGTTATTTTGGTGGAGGAAAATTTAAATGTAATTATGGTACTATTTCTGGACTAAATTACTCACCTAAAAATAAAAGCAAAAGTTGTAAACCATGTCCAGAAGGTTCTTTTCAAAATGAAAAAGGGAAATATAAATGTGTAAAATGCATGGAGGGTACCTTTCAAGATGAAAAGGGAAAAGAAAAATGTAAATTATGCGATATAAATAAATACCAAGACGGTAAAGGTGAAACATCGTGTAAAGTTTGTAACGAAGGAGAATACCAAGATATTATTGGTGCAAAAAGTTGTAAAAAATTTTGTAATGACGATAGTACATATACTCAGATATCAGGTCCTAAGTACGATGGTAAAATACCATATGGATTATATGAAAAGGAAAAAAAAAATGATATAAATACATATCATTCGTGTGATACAAGTGGAAAGTTTGAAAAATTAAGTAATAATGATAAATTAAAAGGTAATTCTTATTATTGTATGGGGTCTAGTTATACTTGTGGAGAAACAAAAAAACATTTGAAACCCGAAGTAGAATATGATGGTACTGAAAAAGGTTTCAGCGATAGTTGCTGTAGTGAATTTCCTCAAAATAAACCATTCCAATATTTAAATTCAGCATCTTGTAAATTAACTGGAAAAATGGGATTAGAAGATGGATATAATATTCTTGAAAAAAAAGGCTATATTGAGTGGTTGAAGGGAGATGGAGATAACTCGCCCAATCATAAAGAAGATTATTCTTCATCCGATAATCAAATAAAATGGAATAAATATGTAAAAAAATAAAATTATATTTTATGTAAAAAAAATATAATTATAACGTATATGGTTACTACAGATTTAGTAAAAAAGTCGGTTTATTTTTCTCTTTTCGTTCAAATAACAACCGGTATAATACAATTATATGGTATATTTATAATATTGCCGAAAGAACATGAAATATTGAAAAGTATATTGGCAACAGAAACAATAGTACAATTTATAGAAGCATTGTTTTATGTATGGTTAGCATATGGTTTATATAAAATGAAAGATGTAACATCAGTAAGATACTTTGATTGGGTTATAACAACACCAATGATGTTATTGGCAACAATCATATATTTTAAATATTTAGAATCTACAAAAATATTAACATTTTATGGTTTTTTGGAAAACAATCAAACAAATATATTAAAAATATTTGGATATAATTGGTTGATGCTTTTATTTGGTTATTTGGGAGAAACAAAAAAAATACCATTGAGTGTAGGTGTTCCAGTTGGTTTTGTATTTTTCGCGTTATCTTTTTACACAATGTACTCAGAATACGCAACAACACCACAAGCAATACAATTATTTAATTTCTTGTTAGTAGTGTGGAGTTTATATGGTGTTGCAGCAATAATGGATACAAATTTAAAAAACCTAATGTATAATATATTGGATATAATATCAAAGAATTTCTACGGTTTATTTATTTTTTATAAGATTTTACAAATTGCAAAATAATATATATAAAAAATGTAAATATAAAAATTAATCGAGAATAAATTATAAATGAGTATACAATTAACAATAAAAGAAAAGGAATGTAATGAATGTAAAAAAGTAGACAAAGTAGATGAATCTCAAAATAAAATAATAAATAGTTTAATAAATGAAATAGTTAGTGGTGTAATAGTAAAGAGTATGCGAATAAAAGATATGGGTGAAAAGGATATGGGGGAAAAGGATATGGGGGAAAAGTCTATATTGGAGGAAGAAATAAAAACCTTGAAAGATAGATTAGAAAAGGAGGAAGAAAAGATAGACAAATTGGAAGAAAACGTGGAAATATTAGAAGATAAACTAGATGAATCAGATAATAAAATTAACCGTAAATTAGATGAAATATTAAGTATTTTAAATGGGGATTTAAATAAAAACTGTCAAAAAATGAGCAAACATATAGACTTTGTAGATAATGTATATGATACGGTTAAAAACCCTTTGGGGTTCTTAGTAAACAAGATGAATACATTAATAGGAAATGATGAAAAATATGATTTAGAAACTAATAATATGCTTAATTAAAAAATAAAAAAAAGAAAGTAATTATAAATGGAAAAATCAAATAAAGAATACAATATATGGAAATGGAAGGTTGATGATGAAAAAGTAAATAAAACAAAAAGAAAAGATGTGAGTGAAACAAAAAGAAAGATTGAAAAAGATAATCAAATAAAAAAACATATAACAAAAAAAAATATGAATAGTAAAGAGGAGTGTTCACAAAGAATATCTGAAAGAATATCTGAAAGAATTATGATAAAACAAAGAACATGTAATCCTTTTTTATCAAATACAAATTATTTGAGAGATTTAAGTGTACAAGAAGAATTTTTAAAACCCCAAAATAGTAATTTTGAAAATTTAGAATTAACATAAAAAATATTTAAGAAATTCGTAATAAAATAAAATATATGACAAGTAATTATATTACACAAAACAGTTTATTATTGGATAATTTAATGAAATTTTATAAAAAAAATGATAATTTGGAAAAAATCCTTCCAATAATAAATGGAGAATCAATGACTTCTTTACGATTAATAGATTGGTTTGTAACAAATTATGCAAAAAAATATTTTACAGTTTATAAAAAGGGTGGAGAGAGATTTAAAGTATATATAGATTATAAACTAAAGCTAAAAGCATATTCAAAAAAGAGATTTGATCCTTTCTGTAGATGGGATAGAATAAATATACCATATAAAAACGAAACATATATTCAAACAACAATTGGACAATTAAATTTTTTCCGTTGGTCATTAGAAAATGATATAATAAAATACGTTGAAAAAAATATGGATGAAATAAAACTGGATCAAGAAAAAAGAAATAGTACAACAAAAAATAATAAAATCAATAAAAAAAATAAAATTTCAAGAAAAAGAAGGGAAGAATTATCAGTATGTGCATCAAAAAGTATTAAGAAGGAAAAAGTAGAAATTATTGTAAAGTTTGATTAATTTTTAATATTAATAAATTATATATATGAATAAATTATTAATTTTAGGACTTATAATTATACTAATTATAAGTTTAATTTATAAAGTTTATACAAGAAAAAAATTGGAAGGATTAACAACCTATGAAGAAAAAGAAGAAATAAGACAAAATATCGATACAATGCCAAAAATAATAAGTGATGCGCTTTATAGTCTTTCTAATGGACAACTCGATGATTTAAACGACCGACAAAAATTAGTGAAAGCAAATAATGATATAGAAATAGCAGAAAATGCGGGTATAACAACATCTTCATATTATGATATGAATCCAGATGATCTTACAATTGATCGCAAAAAAGCAATACTAACATATGATTTGGTTTCAAAAAGCCAACCACCGGAAATACAAAATGTGGAAAATATAAATCAAGAAAATATTTTTAGGAATTATACTACAAGTGATTTTATGAATGTTAAATGTAACACGTGTGATGATATTAAAAAGGCATATGGCGATATAGGTTGTGCATTATATTATGAACCCGGAAAAAAGGATGATAGTAAATTAACTTTATATTATAAAAAGACAGCTGAAGCATATAACATGAAAATATCTGATGATTTTCAAGAAGAAAAAATTACAAATAAAGGCCATTTAATAACAAAAAGTTCAAAATGCAAAGAAATAAAAAGTTTGGAAAAATGTAAAAAAGTAAATAGTTGTCCATCACTATTAGGTGGTTCTGCCGAAAATAGAAGGAATTGTGTAGTTTGCGAAGACCCAATATCAAATGGTATTTATGAAATAGAAGAAACATATCCAAATGAAGAAAAATTTAAAAAAAAAGCTGGTAAATTAAAGGTTCAAAGAGGATTTCCAAAGGATTGGAAAGAGAAAGGGTATAAATGTAGAAAAGACTATGGTCCATTTGGTTTAGATGGATGTAAAAGAGGAGCATGTGCCGATGATTATAACCCTCCTGGTCCCAATACAGCGGAATGTTATTCGGAACTTTATAATAATAATGGTGGAGTTGGACCACCATTAGATAAAGAGTGGTGGAAAAAGAACGAAGAAAAAAGCCAAACAATAAAATTCAATGGTGAATTAAAAAGTTCAGATAATAACGAATTTACTTGGAAAAACCCGACTGGAAGATTTCAAGAAGTAGTAGCAAATATCTCATCTAAAACAAACGTAGAAAATGTAGATTATGATTCTGCAAAAAAAGCATATATTTTCAAAAACGGTCCTGTAGATAAAAATAAAATACAAGATTTTGCATGTACACACCAAGAAAAAACAAGTAAACCAAATATAGATTGTCAATTAAAGAAAGAAAGAGGAGTGGGATTAGAATCATCCGCTGCGGGGTCATATCATATACAAAAATATAATATAGAACCATTTTCAAATTTAAAGGAAGGATATTCTTGTACAAATACAGTATCTTCTGGTAATTCAGTTGAGAGTGTTAAAATTAAATATTATTTTTATAAATTTATTAATGAATTATCTGGTAAATTTAATACACTACAATATGGTAAAGAATTACAAGATAAAGAATATATAAAAAAATTAGGGAGGGGTGATAAAAAACAAGCAGCTTTAAAAGTATTTGGTAAATCTGGAAACTTTACTAAGCCTAAAAAAGGAGATCATGTGAAATTTTCTTTAAAAAATCAAATTGTAAAAGGCGTTGTTGTAGAAATAGAAAATAAAGTTATTAATGGTTCAACAAAAACAATGGCATTATGCATATGGGATTATTATAAAGGAAATAATATTGAAAATTATAGACAAGGGTATTCATTATGTAATGAAAAAAATTTTATTTCAAATTATGGGAAAAAACCATTTAATAATTCAGATTGTATAGATGGTGTAACCTCAAAATTTGATATAGGAAAAACAAATTGTCCCAAAAATAATTTATCATGTGAATTAGTTGATAAAACATCTTATATAGGAAATTTGGGTAGTTATAAAAATATGGAGTATAGTGAAATGGAAAAAATGTTAGAGGGTTCTATTTACACGGATATTGAAAAAAAATTATGGAGAGAAGAGGGTTGGATAGATATTAACGAATTAGAAAGATTACATATTTGTCAAAAAAAGAATTGTAAAAAAGGTTATTTTTCATGTGATAACACTGTAAATAATTATATAAATTTATAATACACAATTTATTTTATAATGTAAATATATTATAATATGAAATATATTTATATTTTAGGGTTAATTTTATTAATATGTATTTTATATAGTTACAACATAAAAGAAGGTAATAGTAATTTATCAATTGAAGACAAAAATTTTGATTTATCTAAAAATCATTTTTTAGAATCTCAACTCGAAATGGTTAGAAATACAGATGATAAATTTATCGGCGATATAAATACATTAGAAGAAAAAATACCATCAGAGTATCATATAAAACAGAGAAAATGCAATGAATTATCAATATGCGATCAATTAAAAAAAGAGGAGTATGGAGATTGTGGTTATTGTTTAGCAGACGAGTTTGATATATCAAAACCATATTCATTTCATTATGGTGATAAAGGTGGAGCATATTCTAGAAATTCAAATTGTTATCATAATGGGGACAAATATACAGAGAGAGGGGGTGTTGAAAAGAGGAATGTTGAATGGGTAGCCCCTAGTTCCACAAATACTAATACAAGAATTGGGATGGGTTCTTTTGAAAAATGCAAAGAAATAAAAACAAAACATACTTGTGAAAAACAAAAACAATGTAATTTCTTGACTGGTAAGGAGGCAAATATAGATAAAGAATTAAATTGTGGTTGGTGTTTAGATAAAACAAGTGATGTTGGAGGAAATCCTTATGTTAGAAATATAAGTAACGACCCCAAAGATTTAAAAAAAGTAAAAGCAAACTTTGTTGAAAGACTAATAAAACCAGGGTTACCTGAAATGAAATGTACCCCAACAATATATCATAAAAGTAAACATAATGGTAGAAAAGGAAATGTGTGGCCAGAAGGGAGTCGTGGGTATAATTCAATGATGAGACAGTGTAAAAATCGTAACGAGAAGTCGTGTAAAAATAGCAGACAGCCTTGGAGAAGGTGGTGGTATAGTTGGTACCATTTATACGATGCGCGAGTCTGTCAATGGAGAGAGGTGAAAGGTAAACCCGGTGGTATGGAAAAACAATATTATTGTTCAAGCAATCGGTCAAGAAAAAAAGGAGAAAATAACATCATGGACGATGAAATGTGTAAATCTTCAAAAATAGAAAAAGAAAATTGGAACACAATAGAATTTCCAAAATTTGAATCCAAAAATGGAAAATGCAATAAGGATTTAATTAAACAAAGTGATTGTAGTATATTTTTAAAAGAATCGTGTATGAAAAAAAGTTATGACCCAGAAACTGGAAAAGAGACCCAAGGACCATTTATGAAAGATCCATCAATTTGTATAAAAGATTTATGGGTAGATATAGGATTTTATGAAGAAAACTTTAAATATTTTAAAAATGGTAAATACCAAAAAGAAAGTGTAAATGGAGATGTATTAACAGCAGATCAAGAAATAAGAGAATACATGAAAAAATGGAAAAGTGCCAATAATTTTGGAGAAATACAGACAAGTATGATAAAAATAGCAAAGGAAAAAATTCATTCAAAAGATTTTTATACAGCAAAAAAATGGAATAAAATATTATTAAACAAAAATGTTTGCTCTGAAGCTTTTGATACAGAAAAAAAACAAATATCACCAAATACTGAGTTAGAGTGTGTAAATCCATGCTATCAATATCAGATAGATGGTACAGAATGGGAAAATACACCAAAAGAGTGTCAAGTAAAAATATTTAAAAGAAATGGTGGACAAGAAAAAGGTTTGGTCCATCCAATTAAGCAAAGTGGAAAAATGCCGAGTGTATTACAATTTTTTGAAGGTTTTAATATAAACGAAGGATTTACAACACGTGATATAGAAAAATCAAGTATAATAAAAGATGGAGATGGATTAATATCTTTAAATAACGATTCTTTAAAAAGTAAATCAATAAAAGAAATAAACTCAATTTATGGAAAAATACAAAATATAGAAAAAAAATCAAATAATGAAGTTTCATTTGAAAAAAAATATAAAGCTCATTTGCAATTGAATGGTGAAGTTCCACGAGAGGGGATAGATGAAAATAAATTATGTTGGGTGGAATTTGTAAAAATAATGAGAACTTATCCAGGAACAAAAATCGGAAACACATTTCAACATATAACTATAAATGATAAAATGAAAAATAAATTGGGTGATATAAATGTTAGTTGTTATGGAGATACTGTATATTGTAATACACCTTATGATGGGAAAAAATATAAAGACAACTCAATTGATGCGTATTTGAAAATAGTTCAAGGAAATACTAATAATTGGGAATTAGAAAAAAAAACATATGAAGACCCAGCTTTTGATTTTAGACCATGGAACAAAGTGATTAATGATTATTGGAAAGAAGGTGTAAATTGGAATAAATTTATGCATTTAATGATGAAACAAGAAAATATAAAATTACACTTCGCTTATTCAATGAAAGAAGAAGAAAATCAGAGAAAAATAGAAATTAGTGAAAAATCCCCTTTTTATAATTTAATAAACAGCGATACCTGTAAATATTCTAAAAACATGTTTTTATTAAAATTTTATGTTAAAAATTTGGGTTCTGGTGCTACATTATATATCAAAAACAAAAATCATCAACAAAAAGTAAAACTTTCTAATGGTGAAAATGAAATTTTATTACATCCGAATTTATATAATGGAACAAAAATAGAATTAATACCTTTGGTAAAAAGTATTTTATTTATAGAAAACGCCAAATTAATTCGAATAAGGGGTGAAAAACATACATATAAATTGAAGGATTATAAAAAAACATCATCATGTGATAATGTATGGAATTATTGTTATTGGGATAGTAGTTTTTCTTTAGATAATTCTGCAATAAATAATACAAATCTAACACCGACGGAGACAAAACCTAAAATGAAATATTTATTGAATCATCATAGAACATCAATAGATTTTACAAAATTTTTTGGTTTAATTAACAATGATGATTTTATAGATTTAAAATATAAATCATTAGAACCGGAAATGATAAAAACTAAAAGAGAAATAAATATTGAAATAATGAAGCATCAAAATACAATAAACAGAAATCTAACATCTACAAATACTAGGAAAGATACAAAATTTGAGTTAAAAATCACAGCTAAAGACTCAAACTGGGGTTGGCGTACATCTAGAATAGAATTAGATGGTAAATCAAATACAACAATTGGGATTGGTGGGAAATATAACCCAAAAACTGGTAATGGAGTTCATTATGGTAAAAATCCACGGACTTCCCAGTCTTGGTGGGGTAGACATTTAAATACAACATATATTAACAGAGATGTTACAAATAATGTTGTCAATAGTAAAAAAAACGGTGATAAGGTAAAAATGGATTTAAAATATTATACGGGACACAGTGGTCATGAAACATATATAGATAAAGCAAATTTAAGTGTAAAAAATACACCAGATAATAAAACACAGAACATAAATTTATTAAATGGAATTCCTGGTAATAGGATTAAAGTTAAAGGTAAGATTCAGAGAAGAAGAAAAATACCAGAAAAATTAAAATGGGTAACAATTCAAAATGGAAAACCACAAATAGATAATAGTGATTCGTATACTTATAAATTAACCGGAAAAGGGGCTGATCAAGGATGGGGTTATAGTAGTTCTAAAATCCACGGTTCCAATTTATCCAAACATGGAGCAAAAAAACAAGTTTTTAATTGGAGAAACAAAGTATCAAAAACAAGGAGACCATTGAGTGAAAGATGGGAAAATATTAATTTAAGTGGTAAAATTAACCAACATAATACGGATAAAACAATAAAAATAGAAAGTGAAACTTCGCATGCAGGTGGACATGAGACATATATTAAAGATTTAAAATTAAATATATTAAAAAACAATCGACAACTGTCAGGTTCTTTATTGAAAAATAAAAAAATTTCAATACATGGAAATATATCAAAAGATTTAAGACAGGGTACTAAAATAAAAATTTGGGAAGGTTTTCAAAATAACGAACCAATAGAAAATATTATAATAGATAAATTGGATAATTTAAAAAATTATTTTTTTCCAGAAAAAGAAGGATTTTGGAATTTCAGAATTCCTTGGTTCAAGATAAAAAAAAAAAAGAAAAAAAGAAATCCATTTAGATGGGTTTTTAAAATTCCAAAACCACCTAGATTAAAGAAAGGTGCTCAAATAACTTTTAAAGGTAAGGATCAAGGATGGGGTAATGACTGTAATGCTCACTTAAGTGTAAATGGTAAAAAATCGAAAAAATTTGGACATAAATGGAAATCATATAAAATAAGTTTCGATGATAAAATTAAAACCACAAGTAACACTTTTAATGTAAAATTACATAAATATGGATGGCCCGGGTGTGCAGTCCATGTCAAAGATGCAAAAGTTCAAATTAAAAACCCATCAGATATAAAAACTCAATATTCGACAAAAACATATAATATAGGAAACCATAGTGTAACCAATCGAAGTGGTGGAAAGGTAATATTTAAAAGAGGTACTAATATTTAATGATAGGTTTTTTATTTAACCATCTTAATAAAATAATATCATCTTTAACAACCCAATATAACATTACATAATAAATTGAATGTTGATATGATAATGTATTATAATTTTGAATAAAATGAAAAATATGCCAAGTCCAATTAAGAAATAATGAAAGGGCATAAATATTTCGGGATAAAAGACGTATTTTATCATTTTTTTCATATGTATGAATAAATCTGCTACCCAAATAATAATTCACAATAAATGAATATGTTGAGAACAAAGTATAAATGAATAACATTTTACCTAATTCTGAATTATTAAAATCTACACCAAATGAAATAATTGATAAAGTAGTTGTAATTATGTGATGATTTCTAGTTGTTTTTGGTAATTTAGGTACATTAACAAGTGCAAAAATATCATTAGAACTATAAAAAGCGCCACAAATATGATATAAATGATTATTACAAGGTTGTTTTAGGATAAGGGGGTATAATATATAATTGATTGAAAATAAAGAAAAAAAACACAAATTTATTGCTTTTGAAAAATTTTTAATGATATATTGTCTTTTATGGTATGGTAATCTATTTATAGTGTCATAATAATTAATGTATAAATAGACGTAAATAAATTGATATTGAATTTTTAATATAACGTAAAAAAAAGGGAAATATAGTAAAGTATTATAATCGTAATTTATTATACTTTTTTCCATTAATGTATTATATATATATAAATTTTTATATATATAATATTAATTAGTTATTCGAATAAAAAAATATAAAAAAATATGATAAAAATAGTATATGAATATAATAAAACAACTATTTATGGGGTCTATACAAAGTACAAAAAAAGTTAATTATGAGGATATTCAAAATATAATAAATGGTGGAAGAACTGATATTTTATTATTAAACAGTTTAGACTTAAAAGAGCAAAAATGTTTAATACCAAAAACTTTAGATGCGTATAGGGAAGAAGAAAAAATCAATAGTGTAATAAGAAATTTGGATACAAGTATAATAATATATGGAAAAAACACGTCTGATAAGAATTTGGAAAAAAAATATTTAAAATTATTAGAATTAGGATTTGTAAATATATACATATATCCTGGAGGACTATTTGAATGGTTGTGTTTACAGGATATATATGGAAGAGATGATTTCCCAACAACTAGCGATGAACTGGATATATTAAGATACAAACCGGTATCCAATTTTTATTAAAAATTTATTAAAAAATTTATTAAATTTAATAAATTGATACATAATTCATACATAATTATAACGTAACTAAAAATAATAAAATGGATTTTAAACAGGAAAAATTAACAAAGGATGAATGGAATGCATTGGAAATACCAACAATAGGAAAAGAAAAGGAAATTATTGATTTAATTTATAACGCTGGTAAAGATGTAACAAAAGAAAAATCCAATGTGTTAACATTGGTAAATTTTATAAAAATCGAGGAATCTGATGGTATACATGAATTTTTGTATACAAAGTATTTTGAGAAAATATGCAAAAAGTTAGATATAAATCTAATTATAAAAAAGAGTAAGAAAAAACTAAAAAAATCAAACTTAATAAGATTGACAAACTTTGATAAAAGAATTGATGAAAAAAAAAGTAAATTATTTGAATTTATTGTTTTAAATATTATAAAAAATATATATAGTCAAAAGAAAAATTTTAAATATATTTATGCGCTTAATTACTTAATGATAATAAAAAATAAAACATGTAATAAATATGTAAAACAAATAGCTGTTAATATTTTAGAAAAAAATAAAGAAATAGATTTTAAAAAATATATAAAAAAGTATGAAGAATTGGAAAATATAATAAAAAAATACCAATATTTAAATAGTATTAAATTATTTGAACATCAAAAAGAAGTAATTTCTGTATGTAATAATAAAAATTCAAAATTGGTATTATATCAGGCTCCTACAGGTACAGGTAAAACATTATCCCCAATAGGTTTAGTAAAATCCCACAAAGTAATTTTTGTATGTGCTGCAAAACACATTGGTTTACAGTTGGCCAAGTGTTGTATTTCTCTGGGAATCCCAATTGCTGTAGCTTTTGGTTGCAAAGATGCAACAGATATAAGATTGCATTATTTTGCAGCGAAAGATTATGTAAAAAACAGGCGGACCGGTGGTATTTTCCGTGTAGATAATAGTGTAGGTGACAAGGTTGAAATTATTATAGCGGATATTCAATCTTATTTACCAGCAATGTATTATATGATGGCTTTTAATAAAAAGGAAGAAATAGTATGGTATTGGGACGAACCAACTATATCATTGGACCAGGAAACGCATGAATTTCATGAAATTTTGCAAAAAAATTGGAATGAAAATTTAATACCAAATGTGGTATTATCATCAGCAACATTACCGAAGGAGGAAGAATTATCCGGTTTTGTAATGGGGTTTAATCAAAAATTCGAAAATGCAACTGTGTATAATATAGTAAGTAATACTTACGGAAAAACCATACCTATTATAAATAGCGAGGGATATTCTGTATTACCTCATAATATATTTGATACTAGTAAAAAAATTAAAAAATGCGTTAAACACGTAAAAGGTTATAAAACACTATTGAGACATTTTGATTTGAAAAGTATCTGTAAATTTATTTTGTATGTAAATAAAAATAATTTGGTTAATGATGTATATAAAATAGATAATTATTTTACAGATATATCATCGATAAATGGTAATAATTTAAAATTATATTATTTGTTGTTGTTAAGTAAATTAAATAGTAATTATGAACAAGTTTATAATTATTTCAATGAAAATAGAAAGAAGATGTATGAAAGTTGTATAAAAATTACGACAGAAGATGCGCATACATTAAAAGATGGACCAACGATATTCCTTACAGAAGATGTAGAAAAATTGGCGAAATTTTATCTGAATGTAAGTAATATTTCAAAAAATTCATTAAATTCATTATTTGACGTAATAAAAAGAAATAGAATAATTTTAGATGAAATGGAAAAGATTGAAAAGGAAGAGATTGAGAGGTCCGACAAATTAAAGGAAGGTTTTTTGGATAAAAATCATGATTCTATAAACGGAGATGAAATTAATTTTCAAAATACATATTTAAAAAAGATAAAAACCCTAAAAAACAAATTAGAAATTACGGAATTAATACCAAAGTATGTACCAAATAAAACAGAACATCAGATGAAATGGAGAGGTAAGATTGAAGAAGATGCTTTTACATGTGATATTGATGAAGATATTGTTGAAGAAATTATGTTTTTAAATATAAATGATGATTGGAAAATTTTACTATTGATGGGTATTGGTGTATTTAATGAAAAAAATGATGTAAAATACAAGGAAATTATGAAAAAATTGGCGCAAAAGGAAAAATTATATTTGATTATCGCATCTAGTGATTATATTTACGGAACAAATTATCAATTTTGTCATGGTTATTTAAGTAAAGATTTGGGAAACATCAGTCAAGAAAAAATGATCCAAGCATTTGGAAGAGTTGGTAGATCAAAAATGCAAAAAATATATACAATTCGGTTAAGAAATAATGATTTGATTTTGAAATTATTTACAAAGGATGAAAATAAACCTGAAGTAAGAAATATGAATTTGTTATTTGCATAAGTTATATATTTTTAAAAAATATATAATTGTAAATTAAATGTTTAAAATTATTTTTATTTGTATTTTATTTTTATTTAGTATATTAATTGGGTTATTTCCAGTAATGGAAAATTCACCACATGAATGGATTAAATATAAATTAGGATTCGATAAAAAAATACATTATTCAACACATATAATGATAGGTACGTTGTTTTACATAAGCGCTGCCTTTTTATCACAAATTGATTTTAATATTTATAATTATTTTTTTAGTGATAAATTAAACATGACATATGTAAAAAACAACCCAACTGTTAAAACGTAAATATGAGGTACTTTATCTTTTGATGATTTTTCAAATATTGAAAACGATTCTTTTTTTATTAACTTTTCCTCCGTTTCTTCACTATTACTACCATCGACATTTTGTGAAACGATGGTTTTTGGTGTCAATTCACAACTAACTGGTCCTATTTCTCCAAATACTGAAAACATTTTTGGTATTTCTTCACCCAATTGTCCAACACTTTCAATTGTACTAAGTAATATACTATCTGTAGAAGTAGTGTTATCAACATAAAAATATCTTGGTTTTTTATTTTTACATTTTAAAGAACTTTCTAAAAAATATGAATCTCCTATTGTTTGACCTTTTTTAAGATTACTCGCAGAATCTTTACCAGAATCACCACTAGTTAAAAGTTCTGCATATTTTATCATTGAGGCAAAGTCCTTTTCATAATTATCACTCCCTTTTGAATCCGAAACCCCCATATCTTCAGGTTTTTTAATTAAATTAAGATAGTTATAATTTGACATTTATATATTATATAAATATAAATATTATTTAGTCTAAATTATATAATGGATATTATAGATATTAACAACGATATAGAATGTCGTATATGTTTTGAATCTACAAATGATGAAGATTTAATTTCACCCTGTTTTTGTAGAGGCACGAGTAAATGGGTACATAATTCTTGTTTACAAACGTGGAGAGAAACTTCTGACAATAATGAAGCAAAAATAAAATGTATGGAATGTAATTATAAATATGTTTTATTAAATACAAATATACCTGAAAATATTAAAATCGTGAATTTTTTTGTAAATGAAAATAATGAAATAAGAGGGAGATATATTGGAATATATATATCCTTTTTATTTTTTTGTTTATTAACATTTCCAATCATATTAGAACCATTGGAAGTATATGATAATTATACATCTATTAGTATTTTAAATTTTTTTAATAAAAATAACAAGAACATTTTTTTGAAATATATTCAAAAAAACGATTTTTATTATTTATTGTATTATTATTCATTGAATTTGAATATAAATATAAATATTCTTTATTTTTTACTTTTGGTAAATTTAAATATTAAAATAAAAAATAAAAAGATATTTTTTAGAGAAACATTTTCTTATTTTTATAAAAATATTGTCATAACCAATAGTATTTATTTTTTTTATTCAATATTTTTATATATTGAGACAATTGGAATATATATATTTTTACAATTTATTGCGCAAATAATAAATTATTTTACCGTAAAAAAATTATTTCTACATATAAATAAATCCATTAAAAAAATAAATGTAGAAGATTGTACACGACAAATAATGAATTATAATTCAGACGATAGTTCATGTTCTTCTGAAGAAATTTTATTATATGAAAACAAAGATGACGAAAATATAATTTTACTTGATGAAAGATAATTATTAGTTCGGGTTTTTTATTAAAACTTAGCAAGCTTTGCCATTTTTTTATCTCTTTCTTCTGCTTCTTTATTATGCTTATCCCAATCTGTATCATTGTAATTTTTTTTAGAATTTTTACTGCTTTCTGCTGCTTCTTTTTCCTTATTAACAACGGCTTTAATCATATCATCTCCTTTTTTGTTAGCGGATTTTCCTTTTTCCGCATTTTCTGTACTATGACCTTCTATAATTTTCATTTTTTGTATAAAATTATATAATAATAATGAAAATAATAATATATTTAAAATGATAACATATTCATCTAAAATTTTCATATATATATAAGTATTTAAAATATATATGAAAAGTATAAAATTTACATAAAACTTAAAAACCCGAATTTGAAATTGCTTTTTCTGAAGATTCCGACAATCTTTTTAATTTTCTTTCTAAATTAGTTACATTTTTTTTCAAAGTATCTTTTTGTTTTTCTAATTTAGATATCCAATGATTTAAGCATTTTATTTTACAGTTTTTTATACCAACTACATTATCACTATCCATAATCTCTACACACCCATCACCCATGTTTCCATCATTACAATTTTCGGCATCATAAGATGCTTTCTTTTTTTTTGAACTACTACCGCTATTTCCCATTACAATATATATATAAATTAATCTATACATTTAACACCGCTGGCTTTTTTAAACTCAGTGCATTTTCTTTTGATATTTTTTGTTTTACAATCAGTCATGTCGCATATTTTTGGTTCACCACCTTTTGATTGTTCATTACCACCTTCTTTTCCCAATTCTTCAATAGCTTCAGAAAGAGTTTTTTCCTTTTTTATTAAAGCATTAACTTCTTCTAAAAGCTTGTCTAAATCCGCTTCTTTTGATTTAAGTTCATCATTTATGTTATTTAGTTCTGTTGTTTCGGCGGCAGCTTTAGATTCATTTGTTTCATGACCCTCGACTATTTTTTTCCTTTGTAAAAAAATATAATATGATATTGCTAAAAATAAAAAAAATATTATAACAACTTTCATTATATAATTTTATTTTATTTTTTCTTTTGATATTATAAATGTTAAGTTTTAATTTAAAAAGCAAAAAAATTCCATCTAAAGCACATTTTAAAAAATATAAAGGAAATACAATTCTAAAAAATATTAATTTAATGGAAGATCCAACTTCTATTAGTCACGACAAATTGTGTCAATTAGTAGAAATACAAAATAAATATTCATGTAATGTTTACCAAGCTTTTAGAAATTTGGGAGAAACACCACCAATGGATAAAGCGGACAACGTGATTGAGGAACTTAATGCTATTGGGTTAATTGAATTAGAATCATTGCGCATTTTAAATTTAATTGAATCTTTAAATTATGATTTAGACGACCATACTATTGTTTTAAATTATTTACATCCAGAAACTGGAACGGCAGATAGAGCAGCTGCTATTAATTATATTATAGAAAGGGCTTCCCAATATTTAGCCGTAGATTTGCTAAAAGGGGAAATTGTTGAGAGTACAGAAATGTATTGTCAAACATCAAAGTTTAGAAACCCATTAAAAGGGTATAGAAAAGGACAACCAATTTGTAACAATAGTTTAAATAATAAATGTAGTGTGCAGGAAATTTACAAGGACACTCATTCAATCGGTTTAGGTAAAGCAGGTTGTTATGATAACAGAATTAGGTCCATTATAAATAAGGGTGTTGATATTGTACTTGATGCCGGACAAGACAAAAGAGATGTAATGTATAATAGCAATTATAATCAGTACATTAAAAAGAAAATAGGAAATTGTAAAATAGTTACAAATAGGAATCCTAAGTTTTACCAAAATAATTCGGTATCAAGTAGTTCAAGATTAGCAAGACTTAAATATGATACTTTAAGTAGAACAAGTAAATCTTGTTGTGGAGATTATAAAGCTGTCCCCCAAAAAGATGTATTGGGTATTGTAAATTCAAGTATTAAGAATTGTAAATCTTCGAACCCTTCAACCGGACAGTGTTATATAATGATAAATGGTAGAAAAAGAAAGGTGAGATAAAGAAATTAAATAAAACATATAAAATCATTTTAATAAATAAATTTATATGTTTAAAGATATTGATTTTAATAAAAAAATAAAAACCGAAAAAATAAAAGATACCTTGAAATTTATTGATGATAATGATTTAGCTACTACAGATTGCGATAGTCACATGACTAAATTTATATATAAAAATAAAACTAAAATTTTTACAAAAAGTTTGAGTAAAAAAATGAAAATAATTAATATTGAAATGGATTATAGACCTTTTTGTGATTATTGGAAATGTAGTCAATCTCGTAGATTGGAAGAACTTTATAGAAATATGTTAGTATCATATTATAATAATAATACTTGTAAATATGGTTTTTTAGAAAATATCATCGTTGGAAATATAAAAAAAAGGAATGTTTTATTTTTAAATTTAAATTTTTGCGATTATGGTTTAGATGATGGTATAGATTGTAATAATTATGTACCGCATGGTTGTGTATTAATTTTATTACCACATAAAGGAAAATATTATGGATATTACATTAATTCTCATGGTAAGGATTTGTTAAATTATAATACTTATGGATATAAACTTGGTAAAAATAAAAAAAGGGAAATAACGTACGATGTTCCCGTAGATGTAATGTTTATTAGTACATATTTGGATTTTTTAAGAAAAAATTACGATATAAATGTAGTATATAATTCAACCGATAAACATAATTATTATGGTTGTGATTTGCAATCGGGAGATAATCATGGTATATGTTTTATATTTCCATATATTATTTGGTATTTTTTTGGAAAATATTACAATAAGGAAAGACATTATTTTTTTAAAGGTAAAAAAATAATGTTAAAATCAACAAGAGAAATGTTGTTGAGTGGTAGTCTAACTGAATGCATTGAATCATTTATTTTAGGATTTAATGAGAAGTATGATACTTTGTTTTTTAAAGGACAATTAGATAAATCTTATAATAGAGAAAAATATACTAGAAAATTGGACAAAATACTAGAAAAATCCGGCACCAATTTTGTAAAAAAAATATTAGGTGTTTTTATTCCTTTCTTTTCACAGGGATTAAAAAAATGAAAAATGTTTTTTAGTTTTTATCTTTTTAGTTTTTATCTTTTTAGTTTTTATCTTTTTAGTTTTCATCTTTTTAGTTTTCATCTTTTTAGTTTTCATCTTTTTAGTTTTCTTATTTGGTGAAATTGAAGATTTACCTCTTCTCCTTTTTACTTCATTATCATAATCCCTTTTTGTTAATTTATACCCCCAATGTTGTAATACTTGTCTTATTTTTGGACTAATTGTTTCATCATCCCATTTTGCCCTCTTTTTTATTATCTGTGTTACCAAAAATCGCATAAATCTTCCTCTTGGTCCCGCTAAACCTAACCATCTTTTTATTTGTCTCTCATCATCTGGACTTCTTCTACCATTGGAATAATCACAATACCAATGAACCCATCCATATGGATGGGTTTTTTTAATCCATTTTTTACTTTCCCAAAATTCTAGAGTTGTACCAACTTTTACTCCATATTTATTAATACTTTTATCATACGTAGAGGATGATAAATGTTTTTCAGGTATACCCGACCACCATTCCTTTGGGTATTTTTTATGAACATATTTATAGGATTTTCCAGTAACAGATGATTTTATAGGTCTCCAATAAGTTCCACCAAAGCTACCTAATTTAAACATTTGTCTTGGTGATAAATTGGGTTTAAACCCCAAATGTATTGGTTTGGTCATATATTATAATAATGGGATTAAATATTTTTGCAATAAAAAACTAATTATAATGGAAAAAACAAAAGCCATTGCACCCCAAAAACCCGCACCAGCAATTTTATAGTAAGGTACTAAGGTTTTTCCAAATATATTAAATTTATCGATACCCATATCAACAATATAACCTATTGGAAATGCTAAAAGAAGGTATTTCAATAATTCATAGAAATTATTTGGTGTGTGAAAATTATAAATAGTTTTGCTTAATAAACTCACTCCCAGTAAAGTTAAACAAATAGTTATACCTGCGTAGATTCCTGATATTATAATTGATTTATTTTTAAAATAAGGTTTGAGTGAATCTATTATTTTAGAATTAAATGGTATGAGTTTAGGTGGGTTTGATATATCATTTAATACTATATCTGATAAAAATGAGACAATAAAATTAATAAATACAAATGTTTGTAATTTCATTTATATTAATAAAATAAAATATTAATATATATGTCAAACTTATATTCAATAACACCAGACTCTGTATTAAATTGGTTAACAGCCTTTTGTATTTTCGAAATACCATTGGCTTATTTTTTCTTAAAAATATCAAATAAAAACGATCATGTTGTTAGATGGTACTCTGGTAAAATTATAAATATTTGGAATGTTATAGCACAAGATATGTTATATGCATTTTGTGGTATTATTTTGGCTGTAAATTTATTTAATCATTTATCATTAAAAAAAATAATACAAAAAAAGTTTTATATATTTTTGTGTATATTAGTTGGTATCCAATGGATGGGAGATTTATCATTTGCAATGATAATAAAAAATTGGCCACAAAAAAATACCACAAAATGGGTTAATTTTTTCAAAAGTTATGTAAAAACGTCAGGTATAAATGCGTTGGTTGGTGATACATTGTGGATATTATCTTGGGCTTTAGTATATTATTTAGTAGTAAATTATATTCACAGGTTTGATGTAAAAATATTCATAATATGTTTATTTTTCTTTTTGGTATCAGCATATTCTGTATTATAATAACTATTATATATATATGTTTTTTGGAAAAAAATGGTTCAATTATGCTTTATTAGCAATGATTATAGTTACGTTAATTGACTTGATAAAAAAATTTATATTGGATAAAAAAATGGTAAATACAGATGAATTAATAATTTATTCTGCAATGTTTGTTGGTATATTTGGATTCTTGCATTTTTTATCAAACCAAAATTGTAGGTCTATTGGAAAAATAAATAAAAAAATATTTTTTATATTATTTTTTTGTGGAATTTTGGGTTATTTGTTTAATATATGTTTTACAAAATCAATTTTTTTAGCACCAGATGTTTCTCTAACAAGTATAATAATATCTTTGAATATCGTATTTGTATATTTATTTTCAAGTATGTTTTTTAAAACTTCTCCAGAATTTAATTATGATGTATTATTCGGAATAATATTAATAATAATTGGTGTAAATATAATTTCGCGTAAATTCTAAAAATGTAGTGATAAAGCAAAAAAACCACCTATTATTGAAAGATTTTTCAAAAAACTAATTCTTTGATTTGGATCAGTTGGGAAATGAAATAATAAAGTTGCCATTATTGTAAATGCTATAATACCATAACAACTAAATTTTGAATATATATTATATTTCGGATTAAACAAAGAATACATCATTGTAGAAGGTGCTACTAATAATAAAATAATGACACATACAATCGATAAATTAAAAAACCAAATGGGTAAATTTTTAACCCAAAAAACATTTTTTAGGCTTTTCACTGTTCCAGAAAAGTTTTTAATTTTTCCAATAGCTGAAACAACAAATAATAGATTCAATAAAATAACTGATAAAAACAGATTCATGTATATATTAACTTAAGATTTTTTACCAAACTTACAATATTGTTTTTGAGAGAATCCTTTTGGTTTTCTACAATTAATATTTTTTTTATACTTTTTTGACCATTTCTTTTTTTTTACAGTTGTCCTAAATCTATATATTCTTCCCTTTCTTTTCTTTGTTCTGCGTGCCCTTTTCCTTTCTTTCTTTGTTAATTCACCATGTGTTATAGGTGTTTTTTTTGTGATCCTTTTCATCGGTCTATAAATATCACTTTTACTATGATATCCAACTTTACCATCTTGATTTCTCCAATCTTCTAAAAACCATCGTCTCAATCCTTTTTTACTGGTTTTTTTTCCTTTATAAGGTGATTTTTTACCATGTTTTTTAGAAAAGGTCTTTTTATACTTTTGTACAATAATCCCACTTCTATACGCGCTATGTTTTGGTATTTCTTTTTTTACCTTTTTTTTAATTTTATTATACAAAGTCATATCAACTGGTTCGGGCATAATATATATATTATATATATATTATATGAAAAATAAGCAAAGTATACATGTTCTCTAATTAAGCGTGGGAAATCATTTTGGAATAGACTATTAAGGAAACATAAAG